CGAAGCGGTAGACGGGGCGGTTGTCGGAGGACTTGCGGGAGGTGCGGAAGAGGTAGCCCGAGTCGCGGGCGAAGTTGACCCACTCCGAGCAGCCGGCCCCGAGGTAGGCGAGTTGCTGGGGGGTCATAGCGTCCAGATCGTCAGCCGACTTGGGCTTGGTCGTGTGGTGCATATACAGCAGGGCGGCCTTTGTGCGTTGGAGCATCTCGAAGACACCTCCAGGGCCACGGAGGAAGGCGGAGGTCTCGTCCTGTTTGGCGATGTCGAAGTTCGCATAGGCGAGGAGGGGGTCGGCGATGATGAGGTCGATGCCGTGCTTCTCGACCATCTCCCCGAGGTATTGGACGAACTCAAAGCCCATCTTGGACGACTGGCGGACGAAGATGAGGTTATCCTTGAGGGCTCGGCGTTCGGGTTCGACGAGCTTGGCGGTCGCCCCTTTGAGCCCTTCGGCGGCGTCCCCGAAGTCGTTCTCGGCTTGGACCATGAGGATGCGGAGCGGGCGGACGGGCTTTAGGCCGAAGGGGGCCTTGCCGAGCGCCCAATGGACGGCGAGGTGTACCGCGAGGGAGGACTTGCCCGTGCCGGAGAAGCCCACGATCTGGAACGGGTAGCCTTGGCAAATCCAGCGACGCTCGGCGCCGATCAGGACGGTCTTGTCGTCGGCGGGGTCAAAGGCCAGCATCGAGTCGAGGTCGAAGTACTCGGTGGACGAGGTCTCCTTCCCCTGCCCCTTGCGCCGTGCGAGGGACTTGGCAAGTTGCTCTTGGGCGATGAGGATGGCATCGGGGTCGGCACCGGGCTCATTGACGACCTTAAGGACGGCTCGGCTATTCTCCGCAATTTTGCGTAGGTTAAGGGCTTTAATCACCGCACGGCTCCATGCGGGGTTCGGTTGGATAAACTGCCCGGTGGTGGACAAGTCCGAGACCGCAAAGGCCTCGACAGGCGACCCGAGTTGGCGAAGGCGTTGGCTGACTGTCAGCTCGTCGGGGGTCGTGCCTTCGTCGATGAGCGTCGTGATCGCGGAGGCGATGTCCTGGTTGGTCGGCTCAAAGAAGTCGGACGGGATGAGGCCGTCGGGCAGCGGTAGCCCTTGGGCGATGGAGACGGCAAGGATATGCCGTTCCGCATCGAGGGCGGAAGGGGGAGGTTGTTCCATTAGACCAGGCGTTGGCTGTTCGTGAGACGCTTGGCAATGACCTCGCAATAACGCTCCGACATCTCTATGCCCACGGCTGGAACCCCAAGATTGGCGGCGGCCAGAAGCGTAGTCCCAGAGCCCGCAAACGGGTCAAAGACCATCTTCGGCGCCGTCACGCGGATGATGCGTTCCATGAGGGCCGTCGGGATTTGGCAGGGGTGTTCCGTCTTTTCAGATGAGACGTTCTTAACTTGGTTGATTTCCCACCAGTCGTAAAGCCTCGCCCTCTTCCCATCGGCAATGCGCTGGGCGATGCGTGGGTCGGTTGGGTTGCGGTAGTCTTGCCCATCCTTGCGGAAGTCTGGCTTGCAATCAAACCAAGCGATGGAGCGGTGTTGGCGTGGCGTGTTGGAGGGATAGACCCATGCAACGACGCGTTCCGGGATTTTGTTCATGGCCTTGGCGATGCGATACATGGCCTCGGGATAATGGATAAGGACTGAAGGGGTGGTATCGAAGACCGAAGCTATGAAGCGGAAGTATTCGCCTTCCTCCATGCTGTCCTCGCAGTCGTCATAATGGTAGCCCACGTTATAGGGCGGGTCGCTCATCATCACCGTCCCTTCTTGGTCTGGGTTGACGGATCGAAAGAGCAGCTCTTCGACCTTGCCGTGATAAAGGGTCACGGCTCCCTGTCGGAAGTATGGTTCCATGGCTTGGAGGTGAGGGTGTTAAATAGTAAAGTATGTTTGGCCGTTGATTGATGCGCTGGCATCATACCTCTTAGACTCGCCCTTCGGATAAGGCTCTTGTGGATACTTCAAAGCAATCCTCATCTCCTTAATCTGCTTTTTGCTTCCAACGAAGAAAACGTATCGATGTTTTCTGTCTCTTTCGATGTAATAGACGTTCTCTGCTCCGTATTTAGAGCGAAGAAACTCAACCCTGGACTCATGGCCTCGACCCTCATCACCGATTGTAGTATGGTGTTTATGCTCCATTCCTTTTACCATCGGGTCTTTAAAAGCCGCAGATAAACCCGTATAAATGAAGTTTGTTGCTTGGTATACAAAACCAACGTGTCCTTGCCCTGTATCCGCGTAAGAAACAACTACGGAAGGCTTTGGAAGCATGGCTAAAGACCTCCCAACAATGAACGATGCCAGGTTCTTTATGCTTTCGCAACAGAGTCGGTTAAGCTCCAAAACGTCTGACTCGTATTCAATCCCGCAAACACCCGTTTTGAGAGTGGAAGAAAGTGGAGTTCCGTAAGTGACAACACCCACCATTTGTTCACCGTCAAACGCGGCGAAAGCGTGAGAGATGGGGCAAAGGCGTCTGGCGTAGTGTTTGTTCAATAGCCAAGGATGTACGTCCTTGGGATCTACTCGTCTAACGACGATTGTTTTAGTTTGTTCCATGGCTTGGAGTGGAGGGGGGACTAAGGGGCTTAGGACTTACGCTGGCGAGTCTTTTCTCCGTAGTGGGCGGTCGGGTAGGGCTTGGCGTCCCTGCGGATGATGCGGCGGTAGATGCGTTTCTCGATGATGCCGAGTTTCATTCCCTTGATGACGTACTCGCGGGCGGCGTTGCGCTTGCACTTCCAGACCACGGCCCACTCGTCTATCGTGCGAAAGCCTGCTGCGGGCTTCTCCGCCGTCTTGTGGATGGCTGACATCACCTTGAGGAGCAAGGGGTCGGGCTTGCGGTGGCTCATGGGTTTGCGGCCTTGATGCGGGCCTCGGCGATGGCGGCGTACTCGGGAGAGAGTTCAATGCCGATAAAGTTGAAGCATTGGCTAACGGCGGCGCGGCCTGTCGAGCCTGAGCCTGTGAACGGGTCAAGGATGGTTCCGCCGGGGGGAGTGACCAGGCGGCAAAGGTAGGCCATGAGCTCAGTCGGCTTTACTGTTGGGTGGATGTTGCGCCGTTGAACGTTCTCTTTTTTGGAATGTTCAGGTGTTCCGGAAAAGTCAGAGTACGCTTTGAGTTCCTTTTCTTCAAAGCCTTCGCATCCATCATCTCGGTCGGCCTTGCTTGCCTTTGGGCAATAGAAAAAACGGGCGGAGGACTTGTCTTTATCGCCAGGAAACAAATCCAACACTTGTTGGCTTCCGTCGTGGATGAGGTTGGCGGGGAAACGGCCTTTGTTGCTGCCTGTTTGATAGTAATCCCCAACTGGTTGAACTTCTCCGATATTTCCTGTCATGTAAGAAGAAGAAGAAGAATTCTTACGTGTGGTTGTATCTTCCGTCCCGACCCTGCACCCGTCAATGTTCAAACCGCCGACTCCCCACTTGCGGACGTTATCGACGACAGTCCCATCAAGCGGCTTGCGGGCGACGCATATCGGCTCGTGGGCTGGCTTTAAAGCCGTCCCCCATCCGTCCCATTGCTTGGCCTCATCCGTAGCAGGAGCCGTTATCTCATTGAAGACGGCACTACCTACGCCACTAGCGGAGTGAAGTTTGCCACCTCGGAAGTCCTGCTTGGGCGTGGCATAACGACCACCTTTTTCTCCGATGACTTCTCGCTCCGCACCCGCATCCTTGTCGAAAGCCTTGCTGATGTTGTGCGACTTCGGGAAGCCAGAACCATACACCCACATGATTTGATCACGCACTTCGAACCCAGCGTCCTCGATGGCGCAGGTCATCCGGTGGTAAGTGCGTGAACCGGAGAAGGCAAGCAGATGACCGCCGGGCTTTAGCACTCGAAAACACTCACGCCATAGGGTGACATTGTAAGCGATGCCGGTTGAGTCCCATGACTTGCCCATGAAACCAAGCTCATAGGGCGGGTCAGTCACGATTGAGTCAACGGAGTTGTCGGGCAATGTTGGCAAGACGTCGAGGTTGCTGCCGATGTGTATTGTGTTGCTCATGGCTTGAAGGTCTTGAGTTCGGTCTGCCAGATCCATTGGTCGCCCATCTTGTGGACGAGCCAAGCCTTGTACTGACCTCCCGCCGTGACGAAGCCGGCGACGAAGCCCGAACCCCAGCGGGCGGTGGCGAGGCGGTGCGAGGCGTAGGCCATCTCTTCCTTGAGGCATAGGCAACCAGCGGAGAAGGCGTTCCCGCCCCCGTGCTTGGTCAAGGCGACGCTCGAGAGGTTGTGGGTGTGTCCGTGTATCAAAGCCCCGCCATGGGGTGCGTAGTGCAGTCCCTGGACGACCGTACCGTTGGCGCCGTGGGCGTAGCCGTGGACCATCGCAACAGGCCCGAGACGATAGACGCCCTTGTCGGCATGGTAAGGCAGGATGACCTTGGCCCCGTTCTGTCGGGCCGTGCGGTTGATGCGGGCCTTGAGGTCGGTGCAGTAGTCGCGGACGATGGCTTGCC